GGGGCAACACCCCTCACCAAAGACCCATTAGCACCTAAACGAACTAGAAAGGCTAGTGGTACCAAGGCATCTCAGACAACAAAAGCCAAAAAACCTGTAAAATCAGCAGCCAAGACCACTAGCACCAAGCGTGCAAGTAAAACTGCTAAAAAAGAGGTTTTTAGTAATCTAGACACATTCTTTTCCAAATGATTGAACTATCCCTCATCACACTACTCAACACAATGGCTCCACGCTACTGTGAGTACAAGCGTAATGGCTTGAACGACACCAAAGCAACTCTACTATCATATAGTGAGATGCACGACCAATACCAATCAGCTGCTATTAGAAAGGCAGTACGTAATGGTAAGGGTCTAGAAGCAATTGCTGTCGCTATGGTAGCAACAACGTGTCCACTTGATGCAATAAAAGACAATGACTGAACCACTCAAAACATATCACGTCAAGGTAAAATTCCTTGATGATCTAAAGTATGGCGAGTTTATCACAGCACCATCAGAAGAGGAAGCAATAAAACTATTTGTGGAAGAGTATCTTTACATTGCTTCGGAGAGAGAATGATGAATAAACTATACGAACAATATGATGAAGAGACGCTTGACCTATTAACAACAGTTGATATGTTGAGGCAAGAGGTAATAGAGCTAAAAGCAGAGATAGCCACACTTAAAGCATGGATAAGAGATAAGTAATGTCATTTTCACCAGCACTAGGTATATTAGTTGAGTATAAGAATACAGTAGGGGAGATTAAGTTCATTGATGATGTGTATCTAACAATATGTACGAAGAGGAAGGATGATAGTATGATTGCTGATCTATGTGTTGTAGTATATAAAGAAGAATGGGACCTAATCAAGATGATTGGTGGACCTCATAGATATTAAGTAAAGCCCCATCAAAACTAAATTTGAAATGAAGAAGTTCTCTGTTACTGTATCTAACCCACCATTTTCTGTAGGCTCTCACGGAACTGGTAAGAATGACTATGTGAAGTTTGTACGTAAGCAATACGAACTCACTGAGGATGATGGGATGATGATTGCCATTCATCCATATGCTATGAGGAGAGAACAGAACAAAGACTTTTATAATAATAACAATGTAACACACCTATCCATCCATAGTGCCAAAGAGAAGATGTTTGGTAAGGATGTATCAACACCAGTTGAGTGGTATGTGTTAGAGAAGAAAAAACGTGAATGTGATATGAAAGTGAGGTTCACTGGTGAAGAAGAGTGGTCTAGCTTTAACGTAGATAAGTATCCATTCATACCCAACCACTCATTAGATTTACTTGATAAGTTTGTATGTACTGATAGTAATATTTCACGTTTAAACTTTATCAAAGGTAATGCAAGACGCCATAAGACACAGTTGAAGAGGAGTGAGGCATTTGACCCACTCAAAGAATTTAGTGGTGCATACGTAAATATATTTAAGACAACACCTGATGGTGTATCAAACTGTTATGACGTAAAGCCATCATCATATAGAAATACACCCAAAGTTGTTATTATGGAGAGTGGTAAGTATCCAGTCTATGATGATAAGTGTGGTGTATCAGATCAATGCTTTTGGATGGAAGTATCATCAAAGGATGAAGCAGATGCTATAATAGAGTATCTCGAGTCTGATGAGTTCACACGCTATTGTTCTGCCTGTTGTCTTGGTGCTCAGTTCCGCGTAAGTCCAGATATGCTCAATGTTATCCCCAACCCACATTATGTCTAAAACTAGAAAGAACTTTGGTTCCGATATTGAGAGGAGTCAAGAAAGAATTGATAATACAGGTGAGGTGTTTACTCCTGCCCACGTTGTTGAGGAGATGTTATCCAATATACCAGTAGAAACATTAAAAGACCCAGAATCCACATTTCTAGATGTGTGTGCTGGCTCTGGTAACTTCATACACCACATAAAGCAACTATTATTAGATTATCATACAGAGGAGCATATTCTATCCAATATGCTTTATTGTATTGAGTTTGAACCTGATAACCATAGAGAGTTATGTGAGAGGCTAGGTGTTCCCACCACACATCCACACTTTGTATGTGGAGATGCTCTGACCTATGACTATAGCTTTGGTGAAGCTATTGGTGTTCTAGCTTTCTTCTAGACACTTTAAGTATTGTCCACTGCCTCTAGACAGTGGCTTGTTTAATGCTATACTACATTCATACCACAACAGGAGCCCATGAGTATTTCAATAGACCAACAGGTAGCACAACTAGCAGCTGAAGGTCATCAAGAAATTGCCGTGATTCGACTCCCTAGTCAGGCTACACGCAAACGCCGTAAGCCTAGGGCAAGCACCAAACCAGCCTACGTTCCCCCTGCTCCTTCATATCCTACACCACCTAGCCCAGTCAAGGCACGTCAACGATGAGTCACTTACTAAACTGACCACTGCCCCTCCACAGGGGCTTTTTTATTGCTATACTATATTCAACAAGCAAAGCAAACCAGCCAATGCGACCACTACTACTAGCGGGAGTCTTGATGCTCTCCACACTACCAGCACAAGCACAGACCCGCGTGTCTTGTGGTGTAATTGACGGTATGGACTATTGCCTCACTGATACACTTGAAGAAGACATTGTTCTGATCATTGGTCCTAAAGGTGGTGAGAGAATCACCATTGACTGTAACTCAGGTGGTGCGTGGAGATCAAAAGGTCCTAACACACAAGAATTCGTTCAGTCCACCGTCAACACCTACTGTAACAACTCTATCTAATCATGAAAGCATTTATCTCTACACTCCTTGCTTCAATTGCTATTGCTGGTCCTGCTATTGCGGCACCACTCCCAGCAGATCATCAACTCTTTGTAGATACAATGGTGAAAGATGGAGTTGAAGTATTAATCAACGAACCAGCAGAAGCCTGTTTTGATGATAGTCAGCGCAATGGTGCTTATGTTGTACACAGAGGAACACGAGTTCTGGTTGTATGTCAAGACAAGCGTTATGAAGGTCAATTTAATATCACTGGAGATGCTAGCTTTGTAACAGAATGGACTGCTAATGATTTAGATACCATCCGCCATGAAGGTTTTCATATCATTCAAGATTGTATGGCAGGCACCAAGAATGACCAGGAATTTGATACAGTATTCACCAGTCAAGAAGATGTAATTGATACCTATGGTGTTGTTAATACTATGAGAATTATGAACTCATACGTTGATGCCTATGGAGCAGATCGCCACGCTGATATTAAGTATGAGATTGAAGCATTCTATGCCGCAGAGAACTACTCTGCTACTCAACTAAATGATATGTATAACAAGTACTGTATGTAAATGAAACGTTACGGACTCTATTGGTTAAGAGCACTTACTTTAGGTGCTGGTCTCAATGCTATTATTGTAAGTTCATTGATCAACCATAGGGGGTGGAAGTTCCATCAAGCTGCCCCTATTGGTGCACTTATATGTGTCAACTGTTCATTTGCCGCTGATCGTCTTATCTTTGGTAGAAAACCAAAGGTTAAACCAGAACCACCTACTCCAAAGCATTATGCCCCACACGCTTGCCCTGTATGCTCTGAATACCCCTGTGTATGTGCTGATTGGAACATAACATAAGTTTATCCCCCATTTGGGGGATGCTACTAACTTACTACAAGGTTATAATAGAATGTAACCAAATGGAGCTCATTTGCTCTCTAATTATGTATCATTCAAGTCACGATCCATATGAATGCCCCATATGCTATTGTAATCCTTGCCAATGTGCTGACTGGGAACGGGGAAATAACGGATACAATAACCAGTTAGATAACTGGCACTCTCAGGCACAACAGCAACCAGATCACTGCTACACTAATCAAATACCAAACGAGGACTAAGATGCCAACTGAAACCACTATCATTCTTGCTATTATTGGAATGGTAGGATTGTTCACCACTGCTACAGTATACCAACGTGCTAATCGTCTTAGCTCACGGTATTACAACCAGAAATGAAACTAAACTATCTACCAGCACTTCTAATGGGAGTTACTGTTGTTGTAGGTCTCAATTTGTGGGTAATAGAGAGAGATGCTGAATCATTTGAACGTTGGTGTTCTAGTGAATCAGCACAGACTCAAAGCCTAGCTTGTTACCCAGAATTGAAGCCCTAATGGAACTAGTATTACTCTTCCTAGCTCTCTGCTTCATTATCCTAGTATTAGCTAAGTTTGCTATTGTTTTAGTTGCTTCATTGCTAATACTAGTCATCATCATTGCCCTTATGACATTAGTATGAAACCTAACTTACTACCAATCATTCTAATATCACTTACTGTTGTTGTAGGTGTTAACCTATGGGCAATAGAGAGAGATCGGGAGATGTTATGGTATTTCTGTGGGGAACAACCATCTAAGCTAATAACACCACTTATAGCACAACAACAGGGAATGTATTGTGAGTGATTAGTCTAGATCAGCATAGTACCACATATAACCTTTCCAACGTTGCTTCCATTTGAGAGAGGTACAGATACCTTTACCACGGTCATCCGCCCCCATTGCTCTCATAGCTTCACTGATGGAATCGAAGATAGGTGTAATATGTCCTTCTTTGTGTATGCCATAGACCTTACGTTTAGAGTCTTTGGCTTTCTTAAATATCCACCATTTATAACCATAGGCGGTTCCCTCACGGGCAACCGCTTTTTTTATGTTCGATACATTACCATTCACCCATTTAGCAGCAGCATCCCAACCGTGTAATGTCTTCAGTTTACCTGTCTCTAATGAACGACATTTGATGGTATTTGTTTGATGTTTAGTAGATGGTTTCTTTGTCCTCTGTATGCCCCATTTGAGCTTACTGTTAGACTTCTTCTGCTCTACGTAAGTGAACTCCATTACCTCTTGATTGTACTCAGGGGAGTATCTATTGAACCAATATTTCATTCTGTCATCAATGTCTGACTGATAGTACTCCTCAAGTATAGATATCTTAAAATTATCAATACCGTAATATCTAATTGACATAAATAGGGAACTATTTTCAGTCTCATATTTTTGTAATATTTCCTTCCATTTCTTATTAAGAGGTAATTCAGTGAAACCTATGTACTGGTGGTGGGTTTGTGTGTTTTTAATAACATAGATGTTATACAATGTAAAGTCCCCTAACTCTCTGTATTAATATGTATGTATTTAAATATGTAAATAAACAAGGTTAGGATCATTATACCACACTAGTCAATCCCCCATATGGGTGATGTGTATATTGACTTTATGCTTCAAATGCTATATAATAAGAACGTTCACAAATGAATGTAGAAG